AAGTTGCAGAAATGATGATTAAGGCTATGCACTTAGTGCCAAACCTTAAGTCTGGCAAGGCTTGCTTTAACATGAACAGAACATTGTTCACGTTTTTGGACCTACAAAGGTTTAACAAAGGCAACGCCTACTTCAAGGAAGAGACTATTGACGGAATGGTCAAGTATACTTTCAGAGGTATTCCAGTAAAAATCAACGATGCAATCTTGGATTCTGAAGCCAGAGTTGTTTAATTTTAAATGGCACTCTTTAAGTAGAGTGCTTTTGTAAAGTTACATAAATTTAAAAAGGAGAATTAAAAATGTATGTAGATCAAGAGTTAATGTTTGCAGATGCTCAAGTCCCAACGGACGGAGCGGCTTCAACAAATGTAATAGACCTAGGCGTTTCAAGAGACGTTGGTACTGGTCGTGATGTTTATTTCAATACAGGAATCGTGGCTGACATGACTGGAACTTTAGTGGCAACACTTCAGGCTTCAGATGTTGAAGGTTTTGGTTCTGGTGTTGAGACCATTTTAGTCCACACTTACGGTGCTGGAGCTAGTGCTGGTGAAAAGAAAGTTTCAAAGTTGCCTGCTTTGATGCCAAAGAAAAGATACCTAAGAGTTCTTTTTGAAGGTGGAACAGTTGGTTCGGTTGACGCTTTTCTAAACAACACGGTTGATGCTAGACAAGAGTACGAATCTGGTTACACTGTAAACGTGTAAGGGAGGGTTTCGTATGAAAGTCATAGCAACCAGAAAAGGCTACTACGATTTAGAGCGTATTGAAGAGGGGCAAGAATTTGAGTTGAAAGACCAAAAAGACTTCTCTGAAAATTGGATGCGTAAACTAGACGAGGCTGAAGAGTCGAAAGATAAAGAGCCAAAGAAGCCAGCCGCTAAAGGCAAAAACAAAACCAAAGACGAGGACGATGAGCCTCTAATCTAAAAAACTAAGGGAGTTTTCGGACTCCCTTTTCACCTTTTAGGAGTAAGTATGTCTTCAAGAACAGTCATGGGAAATTTGTCGTTGTCACACTTAGGTGTTGGACAAGAGATTGCAAGTTTAACAGAAAAATCAGAACCAGCACGAGCAATAAATTCTTATTATGATTTTGCTTTAGAGAATGTTTTATCAGCATTTGATTGGTCATTTGCCAGACGCTACTTAGAACTTGCTCTTGTGGAAGAGAACCCAACGATTGAGTTTGGTTATTCCTATAGACTTCCAACTGACGTAATACTTGTCAGAAAATTATTGAGTGGAGTAAGAAACGAGACCAGACAATCTCGTGTTACTTATCACATGGGTGCCGACGAACAAGGTCGATTGATCTTAACTGACCTAGACACACCAACTGCAAAATGCACGGTCAAAGTCGAAGACATTCAAAACTATCCTGCAACTTTTAAATTAGCTTTTAGTTATTTCTTAGCATCTTTAATTGCACCACGAGTCACGAAACAAGACCCATTTAAAATGCGTGAACGTCTGCTTCAACTTTACATGATTGAAATGGGTAAGGCTTCTGCTCAAAACGCTGAAGAAAATCAGTACGATGAAGAGCCTCGTTCAGAATTTGAAAGGGTGAGATACTAATGGCCACTATTATTCAAAGAAGTTTTACTGGAGGCGAGTTGTCGCCTTCTCTTCGTTCAAGAGTGGACTTATCAAAATACCTTTCAGGTGCCGCTCTACTTAGAAACTTTATTGTTTCAAGACACGGTGGAATCTTAAACCGTGCTGGAACAAAATTTGTTTCAACTATCAGACCAATCTTAGGAAACGCAGCCAAGCTAGTTCCGTTTGAACTTTCAGACGAGGACACAAGAATTTTAGAGCTTGGAAACTTCTACATGAGAATCATTGAGAATGGTGAATACAAAAAAAATAACGAGATAGAGATTACAAGCATCGACGCTGGAACTGGACTTATAACAACTTCTGCTCCACACCAACTTTCAGACACTCCAGGAGTAGCACCAGTTCCACCAGCGGTTTTATTAAAAGGTCTTACAGGTGATTGGGCTTTTTTAAACAATCGAATTGTTCACGTTGATTCAATTCCTTCAACCACAACTTTTTATGTTTATGAAGACGATGCTTTAAATGTTGGAGTCTATGACCCGACTGGAAAGGATGCGTTTTCTGGTTCTGCAACGATGCAAGAAATTTGGCAACTAGGAACACAGTGGCCAGCGTTTGCAGCTTTAGAGGCTGACTATGTTCAGTCGTTAAATACCATTACGGTTGCTCATAAACTTTTTAAACCACAAGACATTATCAGACAGACAAACGGTGCCTGGACAATTCAAGACGTGAACCTTGCTCCCACAAACGGGCCTTATGACGTAACTGGAGTAAGTGGTGGAGGCTCGGATGCTAGTAAGGCTCCGAATGTCTCTAAGTATGTTTTAACTGTTTTTAATCTAGATACTGGCCTGGAGTCTTTACCAGGAACTCCACTTGGAATTTCAAACGCATCACTTCACCCCTTGCCTACTTCACCAATAATTGTGGATAATCCGTTTGCTACAATTGGAAAAAGGTCAGTCATAAATTACTACAAGACAGACGGTTATGGAAAAGACTTTGGTTTTATTGGTTCAAGAGATTCAAACCTTTCTTTTAGAGACATAGGCATCGAGCCTGATTATTCTGTGACTCCACCAGCGGAAACAGAGTTTTTCAAATTAGACGCATTGGACGCAGAGATTACAAACTTTCCTGACGTTGTTTCTATAGTTAAACAAAGAAAAATCTTTGCGAATTTTGATTCTGATTCTGAAGCTATTGCTGCAAGTAGGATTGGAGACTATGAGAACTTTACAGTTCATAATCCTATCTTAGACGACGATGCTATTTTTACAAAAATCTCTGGCCTTAGACTAAACGAAGTCAGACACATCTTAGAACTAAGAGTTCCAGTTGTGTTCACTGCAAGTGGAGAATGGGTTTTAGGAAATGAAGGCGATGCTTTGACACCTTCAAACATAAACCCACGTCAGCACTCTTACAATGGTTCAAGCAAAGTAAAACCTGTAGTGATCGGTTCAACTGCTCTTTACGTTCAGGCTCGTGAAACAATAATCAGAGACTTAGGTTTTGATTTTAATGTTGACGGTTACTCTGGAAATGACTTAACAGTTTTTTCTTCTCACTTGTTTGACGACTACACGATTAAGTCTATGGACTATCAACAAATACCACATTCTATTTTGTGGGTGGTTCGTTCAGACGGAGTTCTTTTAAGTTTAACTTACATTAAAGAACAACAAATTTTTGCTTGGTGCCAACACGACTTAAGTGGTGGACTAGTAGAACAGGTGGTCACTGTCCCTGAAGGAAGTGAAGACTCTGTTTATTTAGTTGTAAAAAGAAAGGTCAATGGTTTTGACTTAAGATACATCGAACGTCTTGAAAAAAGAAACATTGTTCAAGACAACACTGTTCCTTTTATGGACGCTCACCTTTCTTATAATGGCTGGAACACTGACGAAGACATCGGTCTTACGATTGAACAAGATGTGGCTGGACCTGAAGACTGGACTTATGGTCAAGAGTTAAGGCTTACAAGAAATGGTGCTTTGACATTTTCAGAAGCAGACATTGGAAACGAGTACCACTTTCCTTACACTGAAGAAGGCGAGCCAAGAGTTTTAAAATTTAAAGTCGAACGCTATGAGTCTGGCGACGCAGGAACTCAAGTCTATGGGACCGTAAATAAAACAGTTCCACTTTCTTTGAGGTCTGAAATTACAAGCAATTGGGGTAGGGCTGTAGACAGAGTCGAAGGGCTTGTTCACTTAGAAGGTAAATCAGTTTCAATTCTTGGTGACGGTTTTGTTGTGGGTTCTCCATTTAACAATGACTATGAAGAGTATCTTATTGAAAATGGTGGTCTTGATTTAGATAAGCCTTACGTCGAGATTTATGTTGGCCTTCCTTACACGTCAGACTATGAATCACTTTCTATTGATTCAACTAAGTCAGAAACATTGATCGACAAAAAAGCAATTATAAATTCAGTTACTCTTGATGTTTTAGAAACTCGTGGTCTTTGGGTTGGAAACAAAGAACCTCAAGGGAGCGACAAGACTCAACACTTAAATGAAATAAAGCCTAGATCAACTGAACATTATGACGAAAAAACAAAGCTTAAAACAGAAGCAGTTGACGTGACAATTCAGGCCAATTGGGAAGGAAAGGGAAAAGTTTTTGTTCGACAAATTGACCCTTTACCTGCGACAATCTTAGCAGTTGCACCAAACGGAAAATTTCCATTTAATAAGGGAGGCGAGTAATGGCTGACAAGAAAGGACCAGGCTTAGACGTTGGACTCGCTTCTATTTTTTCAGCCGCTTCAAGTTTTGCAGGCTCTTATTATGATTCTCAAATGCAAAAGATTGCAGCCGAAATGCAAGCTCAACAAGCCGAGTTTAATGCTAAAATGGCCGAGTATCAAAGCCGTGAAGCTATTAGGCAAGGCGAAGAAGAAGCTAAAAGCTATCAGGATAAAATTGAAGGTTTAATTGGAACTCAAAGGTCTTCGGCTGCGGCTCAAGGAATTGTTGTTGATTATGGTTCAGCTAAAACAATTGTCGATCAAACTTACGAGGACGGTATCGAAGACGTTCAAACTATTAGAAACAACGCATGGAAGCGTGCTTATGGTTTCGATGTTCAAGCTGCTCAATACAGACTAGGTGCAAAGATTCAATTGGCTCAATCAAAATTCAATGCCACTTCTACTTTGGTTGCTGGAGGTTTAGACGCTGTAAACACTGGAGTGAGAACTTACTCTTCTCTTTCCAGGGTGAGCAAGTCTGGTTCTAGAAGCGACACTGACAACCAGGCTGCAACCGAAACTCTTATCGGACAAGGGGAGCGATAATGCCACAAATTCCTAAGAAACAATTTGGAGTTCAAGAAGCTCAAGCTCCAACAATTAGAAGCAATGTTCGAGGACCACAAGTCAATGCACGTTCACAACAAATAAACCAATCTGTTCGTGGAATCATTCGTGCTGCAACCGACATTGAAGAAAATGAAATTAAGAACGCAAATAGAGTTGCGGCTTTTGAAACTGACATTGCTCTTGGTGAATTAGAAAACAAGATTCTTTATGAAAGAGAAAACGGTCTTTTAAATACCAAAGGTAAAAATGCAATTGGAATCGACAAGAACTATCAAGAACAGTGGAAGACTGGTGTCGAAGAAATTAAAAAAGGTTTGTCAAACGACGACCAAGTCGCAGCCTTTGAAAAGAACTTTAGAACTAGACAGAACAATCATTATAGAACTTTAAACAAACACATGACGGTTCAAGTGGACGCTCACGACAAGCAGGTGACTTCTACTTATGTGAACCAGGCAAGAAGTGAAGCAATTAAAAACTTCAACAACCCTGAACTGATTGCTCAAAGTTTAGAGAAGCAGCAAAACGCAATTCAGGCTATGGGTGAAAAGTATGGACAAGGTTCCAACGTCATTAAGTTTGCAAAGCAGGCTTCAGTTTCACAAACACATTTAGGAGTTGTAAACAAATTCTTAAACTCTGGTGGAGACCAAGAAGCTAAGGCTTACTTTGAAAACATCAAAGAGACAATGACAGAAGACGATCTTTCAAAAGCAACAAAACTTTTAGAAGAAGGAACCTTAACTGGTGACGCTCAACGTGCGGTTGATGCAAACTTTCAAAAGACTGGTGACGCTTCTGACCTTTTAGGTATGGCAAGAAGTATCAAGGACGAGAAGCTAAGAGACGAAGTCGTAAAAAGAACTAAGTCAAGATTATCAGACATTAAATCAGCTCGTCAGTTTGAACAAGAAGACAATTTCAATACGGCTTACGGTGTTGTTGAACAAACTCAAAGCATGGACTCAATACCAGTTGAGGTAAGAGCAGGGTTAAGCCTTAGAGATAAGCAAGCCCTGGAGAAAAGGGTTCAGCAATTAAAGTCTGGTGAAGTTGTAGAGACTGACCTTGACGTTTATTATGAGCTAGATCAAATGGCTGGAGACCCAAAGACCAGGACTAAGTTTAAAGACATGAACTTAATGACTAAAAGAAACTCACTTTCAAACGCTGACTTTAAAAGGTTCTCGTCAATGCAACGTGAGCTTCGTTCTGGAAAGATGTCAGATAAAACTCAAAAACTTTTAGACGGTAT